AATTTTGTCAACCGGACCCGAACATAAGTCTCAGAACCCTCACAATTTGCTATACATAAGTCTCCGAGAGTTTATGAGTTTTCCACAGCAAAAGTTTTCCACAGGTTATCACAAGTTCTCAGAAGCCATCCGAGTTCTTATACTTAGGGGCTGTGGAAAAGTATAACAAATCTGTGGAAAACTTGTGGAAAAAGTGTATAAGTTTTCCGCAAAGCTCATAGGCTCTTGACATAAGCCCTCGGAGGCCTTATAATGACTCTGTGGAGTTTCATAAGGAAGCTAGCTTTGATAAAGCTCAAGCCACAAAGACTCATGAGCCTACCATAGAACCTTGACAACTGAGAGACACAATGGACAGCTATCTAACTGGCCCAATGAACCGCCAAAGGGGGCTCAGAACCTGTATCTTAGCCATATGAACAAAACCACTCAAACCACCATGACAACCTACAACGGCTGGGCTAACTACGAAACCTGGAATGCTGCTCTGTGGATTGGCAATGATGAGTTTCTGTATAACACTGCGAAGGCTTGTGTGACCTTCTGTGGTGACTCTGAGACCCCATGGGCTAAGTTCGTTCGTTGTATGACTGAGGGCCAGATTGGTCGTCATCTGATGCAAACTCCTGATGGGGTTAGCTGGAACGATGACAAGATCTGTGATGTGGAGATGAATGAAATGATGAGTGAGCTTTGATCTCATTCGTCTATACTTTCCAACACACCTTCGCTAACAACATCATGACCAACATTGACATCTCCAAAGCAAGCAAACTGGATCTCCTGGTTGCTGATGTGCAGGGGCAGATTAAGTACACTGTGCTACCCACCCGTAAAGCTAAGAAATCTGAGCTGATCATGAGCCGCACGAATGGCCCTCGGACTAACACTAACCGTCGCGGTCAGGCATACAATGGGCATGCCACACATGCACAGAATGCTATCACTGAGGGCAACGGTGCAGCATACTTCAAGACCAGCGGCTGAGGGCTTATGTGTCCCCTCTGAGGCTTATGAGCACTTGGAGGGGACACGAATAGACCTAGGAGGAGCAGCGATGCTCGTGTAGCTGGCGCAGTTTGAGCAGCGGTTTTGTGCGCGGTTTATGTTAGCGCGGGGCGCGGTGGCCCCCGTATATAAAACCGCTCACTACCCTAATCTATAACGACCCCAAAAAGCGCTCATAAAGCCTTTCGTATTCAAAATTTTTTTTGCCGGCCCCTAAATATCACAGGGAACACATAATAATTTACGTGTATTACAAGAAACTTGATATTAATAACTTTGACAGTATTCAAGAAACTATAAGTCCTTATGTGATTCAGTTTATAAATCGAAGTGAAAAATTATTTTACAATTTAATTTCAGAAGAAAACCTTCAAGAATTTAAAAAAAATATTCCAGAATTATTTGAATGTATTCATAAAGAATTAAACTCTGAGGTTATATTTGCATCATATCTTTTTGTAGATATAGATACTCATGTTCCAATACACACAGATGCGGGTAATTCATCAACTGGAAAAAGAATTCGATTAAATTGGCCTATTTTAAATGGAGAAAGTGCAGAAACAGTTTTCTATCAAAAAAAGAATGAAGATATTAAAGGAGTACTTCATTCACACCGATGGGGGACAGGGACATATTATGATCTGAATGATTGTAACGAAATAGATAAATACGTCTTAGATATTCCAACATTAATGAATGTCAAAGAACTTCATAGCGTTCGAATTTTAAATCAAGAATTGCCAAGAATTTTACTCTCAATGAGACTATCAAATGAAAAAGAAATCTTCCAAAAATATTTCTAGAATTAACACATTATCTTCATTTGTAGGTGTACCATTTAACGATACACTTGAAAGTTTTTTGGATACGCATGAAATTGGTGAAAATATCGAATGTTATCAATTATTGTATTGTCCTTACGCCAGTGGAACATCTTTTAATGATTTAAATCAAATTGAATTTAGTAGTAGAGTTGTGATTTTAAATATCATGGATTCAATAGTCGATGAATATGATAATCTGGATATAAAACAGATCACGCAATTTTGTAAAAATCACTCAGAACAAAATTTTATTATATTCAATGTTCATTTAGATCTTCAAAAACAGTTTAATATTCCTAATTTATATTTTGATTCAATTATACCTACAAGTTTTGCAAGTAATTTTACTCCTGTTGAAAAAAAAGAAATTTCAAATCGATGGATATCATTAAATCGAAATACTAAATTACATAAAATTTTAGCAATATGTTATTTGTTATCTAAAGATTATTATCGAAATGGTGATATTTCAGTTAGAATGGATGAATCAACACTTTCAACCTTTCCTCAATATAAAAATATATCAGATGTAGCAATATTGTCAAATGAGTTAAAAAGAACTTTAACAAAAGGTTTTACACGGTTTAAAGAAAAAGATTTTAATTTATTATCCATTGATGACTTTGCAAAAAATGATGATCGAGTTGCAAATAATTACAATACAAATATAAAACCAGCTTATGAAAATGTTGGAATTGAAATTATACCTGGATCAATCTTTTTTGAAAGATCTCCATTACTCAGCGAAAAAGAACTACAATCGATCTATGGCCAAAATTTTCCAATCTATCTGAATGGGCCTGGGATGGTAAAAGGAATTAAAAGCTATTTGGATATCGATACGTTTGATGATATTATTGATCATAGTTATGATGAGATTGAGAATCCATTTGAAAGACTTGCGGCTGCAATTGATCGAAATGAAACATTATTGAATGGATCAACAAATATCAGTGAGTTATGGCACGATAATGAAAAAAGATTCAAAGATAATGTAGATCGACTGGATAATTTTATGCATGATAAAACATGCCAAAGAACATATAATCATGGTAAAATTAAAAAAGCCTTAGAGCATTTTAAAGTTTCAGTTTCAGATAAAGTATGATTTTAGAAAATGATAAGCCAGTTAAATTTATTGGCTATCCAGAATCTTCAATGGTCGAGACAGCATTAAATTTTGTTTTACCAGAATCGAAGAATCAAATAGATGTAATTACTCCAGAATTATTTTTAGAGTTAACGAATAAGTCTGATTATCAATATCTTGTTGCATTTTGTATTGATACAGACCTAAGAAAAATTATCTGTGATGAAATTGATAATTTGAATTTAGATTGTATTACCTATGTACACGATACTTGTTTAGTTCCAGAAACATGTAAATTAGGCAAAGGTGTACTCATTGGTGCATTCAGTTCAGCGTTATATGCAAGTGATATTGGAAATCATTGTTGGATTGAAAGTTATTGTCTAATTGCACATCATGTGAATATGGGCCGGTGTTGTGTCTTGCACTCTGGAGTTGCTATCGCAGGTAAAACAAATATTGGGGAAAATTGTATATTTAAATTCAAATCCTCAGTACTGAGTAAAACAACAATTATTGACAATGTTACTGTAGGTGCATATAGTAATGTAACTAAAGATATTACAAAGCCAGGAAGATATCTTGGATCTATTGCTCGATATGTTCCAGAACAAAATTGAAAAAATAAAAATCCTATATAATGTTTGAAATGAATCATTAAATATATGGAACTTAAGTTGGATTATCAGGAAAAAGATTTACTGATCGACTGTATTCAATATCGTCTTGATGTTGATAAAGTCTTAGTAATTAACGAATCTCTCAAAAACGAAATTGAAGATCTATTATCAAAAATTGATGAAGAATGTCTTTAATTTAACATTCTAAATAAATCAGAAACCATTGCATGAATTGACTTGTGGTGGTATAATGAAAACATTGCAATTCTAATTTTATGTCTAAAGGATTTACAATTAAAGCTACAGCTCCAACTCCAAAAAAGAACGAAGAAGATTTCGATCTACAGTCTGCAAAAGAGTTGGTAAAAGGTAAAAATATTATATTTTGTTTACCTGGTCGTTCATGTTCTTATATCTTTTTAAAGAATTTTGTTCAATTGTGTTTTGATCTTGTACAATCTGGTGCAAGTATTCAAATCTCACAGGATTACTCTTCCATGGTAAACTTTGCACGTTGCAAGTGTCTTGGTGCAAACGTTCTACGTGGTCCAAAACAGATTCCTTGGGATGGTAAACTCAACTATGATTACCAACTCTGGATTGATAACGATATTGTATTTGATACCGAGAAGTTTTATCGTCTTGTCGCAATGGATAAGGATATTGCGGCTGGTTGGTATATGACTGAAGATGGTCAAACGACTTCAGTTGCTCATTGGCTTGAAGAAGATGACTTTAGGAACAATGGTGGAGTGATGAATCATGAGACCGGAGAGACTATGCAGAAGCGCCGTAAGCCCTTTACGGTTGATTATACGGGGTTTGGTTGGGTTCTGATTAAGAAGGGTGTATTTGAGTCTCTAGAGTATCCCTGGTTCGCTCCAAAGATGCAAGTCTTTGACTCTGGAGAGGTTCAAGATATGTGTGGTGAAGACGTATCGTTCTGTCTTGATGCAAAAGAGGCGGGATTTGAGATCTGGTGTGATCCGAAGATTCGCGTAGGACATGAAAAGACTCGTATTCTTTGATTATGTGTCGAATTCCTAGAAATTAATGTTTTGGCGCGTTTGAAGGCAATTTTGGCGCGCAAGTAAAACCAACTGTGAGGTATTAGAAAAATGGCAGTAAAATCAAAAGGTGGATTAAATAAAAATGTAGGTTATGTACCTGGAAAACCCAAACTGACTCGTCAAGGTATGGGAACTGGAACTAAATATGCTGCAACAAGCCGTAACAAGGCTCGTAAACCTTATCGAGGACAAGGAAAATGAGTAAAACTCAAAGAACAGTAAGAGAGGGCAATCTTTGCCGACCAGATAAAAGATATAAAGGTATTAAAACCCAAGCAAAAGCAAATAAAGGCAAAAAGTCTAAATAATTTTAAGTTATTATTTTCACCACAATGTCAGAAGACCTAAATCCAAAACTAGGACCAAATCTTGCAGATGCTCCTGAAACTCCTCCAGTAGATGCTAAAGTTTTTGGTTATAATGTTGCACAACAAGTAAGAAGTAATTACGTTTCTAAGCCAAATCCAAATTCTCCTCTTGCAGCAGGATAATTATGAATGAAAAAGAAGCTTATATTTTATCATGGGCTAAAGATGTAGCTAAAGAAAGAGAAGAACTTGGAGGATTCTCTGTTTGTCCTTATGCTTCTAACTCTAAAAATAAAATTATTGAGTGTCCAATTGATGATATTGTACCTGAACCAGGTTATGATGTCATCATTTTTATTGTAGATGACTTTTGGAATTTAACTCAAGTTAAGAAATGGGTAGATATCTATAATGAAAAGTTCCCCTACTACACATTTTTTGAAGATTGTGCGTCTCAACCTACTTTTATCAATGGGGTTCAAACAAATAATAAGAAATTTAACTTAATTTTGTGTCAATCTAAGGTAAAATTGAGCAAAATTCGCAAAAAATTAGCAAAAACTGAGTATTATACTTATTGGAACGAAGAATATCTTAAAAAAATACTTGGTGATGAGTACGAATCGGTAATGACAGACGAAATTTCGGGATAGCAACCCCGTAAAAAGTTCTGATTTAACAAATCAGGAGCTAAAATGTCAAATTTACCAGTCGATAGAGACTCGAATTACATGAAGGAAACGTGGGGGACCACAAAATTGATCACTGATTATGGATCTGACGATTTTTTGAAGAAAATTGAAGATTTAGAAGCAAAATTAGTGACTTTCGAAGGTAAAGATTATAGCGGACACTATACTTATGGGTATGGGTTCTTCTCTGAGCGGATAAAAACGCAAAATCAACTACATGAGCAGATTCGTAATGATGAAGATTATGATGATTGGTCATACGGAACTGAACCAACCTATGGTAAAAAGTGGTAAAAGGTCTTATACATATAATAAATACCCTTAGTTTGAGTGATGAGAAGGATTTCTAGAAAATTTAGAGACATTAGTCTTTCATTTACTAGAAATCCTGTAACTAATGATATTTTATCATTAAATGATGCTGATGCTATTAAAAAATCTGTAGTTAATCTAGTTAGAACTAGAATTGGAGAAAAATTTTTTAATAGTCTTATAGGAACTAATATTGAAAGTTCAGTTTTTGAACTTCAATCAATTCCTTTAGCTAGATCTTTACAAATAGATATTGAAATTTTGCTTAAGAATTTTGAACCAAGAATTAAAATATCTTCTGTTGAAGTTAGTTATCCAGATTATACTAATGAATTAAATATTGCAATATCTTACGATGTTATTGGATTATCAATTCCTCCTCAAACAGTAGACTTCATATTACAACCAACTAGAGTCTAATGTCATTTAATCAATTCACAAATTTAGACTTTAACGATCTAAGAATACAGATCAAAGACTATTTGCGAGCAAATAGTGAGTTCACCGACTTTGATTTTGAAGGATCTAATTTTTCTACACTAATTGATCTCTTAGCATACAATAGTTATATTACTGCCTATAATACGAATATGGCAGTAAATGAAACTTTCTTAGATAGTGCAACTCTTAGAGAAAATGTTGTTTCACTGGCTCGTAATATAGGTTATGTTCCTAGGTCAAGAAGATCTTCAAGGACAAAAATAAGTTTCTCAGTGGATATGAGAAACAATAACAATTCTAGAACAGTTACTGTTTATGCAGGCACTATTGTATTAGGGGCTGTAGTTGGTGGCAATTTTATATTTTCAATTCCAGAAAATGTAACCACTCCTATAGAAGGTGATGGATTTGCACATTTTAATAATTTAGAAGTATATGAGGGGAGATATTTAACTAGTACTTTTATAATGGATTATTCCCAAAAAAATCAAAGATTTATTTTACCAAATCCAAATATTGATACTACTACTATTAGAATTAAAGTTACAGATCAAGTTACTGAAATTTATACAATTTATAATAATATTTTAAACATTAATAAAGACTCTAGAATATTTTTGATTCAGGAAGTTTCCGATCAAAAATATGAAATTAGATTTGGGGATGATATTTTAGGAAAAAGACCTCCAGATGGAAGCAGAATTGAAGTTAGCTATATTGTTACGAGTGGTACTTCTGGTAATGGTGCAAATAATTTTACTTTTGCCGGAATATTGAAAGATAATAATCTTGAAGAAATTTCTTCTGGAGTTTCTTTACCTCTTACTGAGTTTCCATCACAAAATGGTGATGAAATTGAAAATATTGATTCAATTAAATATTTGGCTCCAAGAGTTTATGCTTCTCAGTATAGAGCAGTAACAGCAAATGACTATAAGGGATTGATACCGTACATATATTCAAATGTTGATTCTGTGACTGCTTATGGTGGAGAAGAGTTGGATCCACCTGAATATGGTAAAGTATTCATTTCTATAAAACCAAGAAATGGGCAATTTTTATCATCTTTAACAAAACAGGAAATATCCAGATCATTAAAACAATATTCAATAGCTGGCATTAAGCCAGAAATTGTTGATTTGTCATATTTGTATGTTGAAATAGATTCTTCCGTTTATTACAACGTAAATAGGTCTACTCGTCCAGAATCTATCAGAGGAAAAATTTTAAATACTTTAACAACATACTCAAAATCTTCTGATGTTAATAGTTTTGGCGGAAGATTCAAATATAGTAAGGTTGTTGGATTAATTGATGATTCCGATAAAGCAGTAACATCGAATATAACAAAAGTTAGAATGAGGAGAGATTTAATTCCAAAATTAAACACTGCTGCAACATATGAGTTATGTTTTGGAAATAGAATACATATTAAAAAAAATGGATACTCCATTAAATCAACAGGATTTAAAATATTTGGAACTTCAGAAATAATTTATATGGCGGATGTACAAGTACAAGATAGTGCAACAGCGGGAACATTAGATACATCTAAAACGACAAATTTTGGAAGAATATTCTTTTTTAAATTGACAAATAATGTTCCTACGATAGTTACTGCAAATGCTGGAACTATTGATTATAAAAAAGGAGAGATACTTTTGAATGTGGTAAATATAATAGATTCAACTACAGAGAGTGGAGTAATCGAAGTTCAAGCTATTCCCGAATCCAATGATGTTATTGGATTGAAAGATTTATATCTTCAAGTTGATATACAAAAATCAGTGGTAAATATGATTGAAGATAGTATTACCTCAGGTGAAAATATTTCAGCTACACAATATGTTTCAACATCAAGCTATCTAAACGGACAGTATACTAGATAAAATGTCAGAAATTAAAAGAGTAAAAATTGATTCTATAATAGAATCTCAAATTCCCCAATTTCTAAGTGAAGACTCTCCATTATTTGTTGAGTTTTTAAGACAATATTACAAATCTTTAGAACATCAGTCTGGAACGGTTGATTTAGCTTCAAATATAAACAAGTATAAAAGTACAAGTGAATTCAACCCACTAAAATTGGTTGCGGCAACTGAATTAAGTAGTAATCTATTGACATATGACACCACTATAACAGTAGATAGTACAGATGGTTGGCCAGATACATATGGATTATTAAAAATTAATGATGAAATCATCACATATACTGGTATAACGACAAATACGTTTACTGGGTGTATCAGAGGATTTTCTGGAATTGATTCTATAGAATCTTTTGAAAATTCTGAATTTTTAAATTTTTCTAAAACTTCAGCAACTGAACATTCTTCCGGATCTGAGGTTATTAATTTAAGTAATTTATTTTTACTTAAATTCTATGAGAATTTTAAGTATGAGTTTTTCCTTGGATTTGAAAATAGAAATTTTGATGAAAATGTTTCGATAGAAAATGTACTTTTAAATGCAAGAAATTTTTATATTTCAAAAGGTACAGATTCTTCTTATAAATTTTTATTCAAAGTATTGTATGGAAGTGATATTGATGTAATAAAACCAAATGATTTTACATTAAAACCATCTTCAGATACTTTTTTTGTTACTAAAAATATTCTTGTAGAGAAAATTTCTGGAGCAGATCCAGTAAACACTAAAGGAAACTTTTTATTTCAAAATACTGGTATTTCAACCGCAACCGGTTCTATCTTTAATATAGAATTCAGACCAGTATCAGGTAAAAATTTATATGAAATTTCTTTAGATTCATCTTCCCTCTCTGGAACTTTTCGAGCTACAGGCCAAACAAAAATACTTGAAGATGTTCAAGTGGGAGCTAACAATATTATAGTTGATTCTACTGTTGGATTTGAAAAATCTGGAAAAATTTTAGTCAAACCCGAAAATTCAGACTTTATAGAAATTTTTTATACGGATAAAACTTCCACCCAATTTTTAGGAGTAACTGGTGTAACAAAAAAATTAAATTATGGGCTTTTCTTAGTAGAAGATAAATTTGCTTATAGTTATGTTGGATTTGGAAATACTTCTAAAGTAGAATTTAGAGTCGTAAATGTTATTCAAGATATTGATTATAAAACTACTAATAATCTAAGAGTAGGGGATAAAATTAAATTATCTTCTTTTGGTAAAAATTTATTGGATGATGTGAGATTTAATTCATGGATATACAATATTCCAACAAAACATGATGTTGAATTATCTGAACAACAAAGTTCAAATAAGTTTAGATTTACTCTATATGATAAAATATCTGCATATAACCAAGAGAAAATATTAGTTTTTGATGAAAACTCTAATTTTGTTCAGGCTGAAATTATAGGCATCGAGTTTCCTATTTCTGATCAGATTAAAAAATATTCCAATCAAATATTGGTGCAACTTACACAAGTAGGTATAAATGTAAATAAAATTAAATGTATACAAAAAACAATTAATAAATCAAATCACTATACTAATTATTTTCCTGATATTGTAAAATATCCTACTGGAGTTCAAAATAGTTATTTGGGTAAAGATAATAAGTATTTTTATGTGACTTCTTCGGGACTGCCAAATTATACAATTTACGTGACCGATGATAAAAGAACCGTACAAACGTTTGTACAATCAAATAGACCTGCAGAATTTCAAGGATTTACGTCAACTTTTTATGTTCCAAGTCATAACTATTCAAATGGTAATTTAATATTTTATAATACAAATAATTTTAATTCTTCTGGAATATCCACCGGTTACTACTATGTCACTTCTGTTGATCCAAACAATATAAAACTATCATTTAGTAAATCAGATATTTTTTCCAAGAAATATCTTGAAGCTAAATCAGGAATTTCTTCAGATACTATAGTTATTGGTGGATTCGCAAATAAAACTTTAAATCACCAAAAAATTCTTAAAAAGTTTCCATTTACTCCAACAAAAGTTTCTTCTGCTGACGATATTAGTAAGAGAACTACAAATAACAAACAAGTAGGTTTAATGGTAAACGGTGTTGAATTATTATCTTCAACATATTATGATGAAAATATTTTTTACGGACCTATAGATTCTATAGATGTTACTAATAAAGGAGTTGGATATGATGTTGTAAATCCTCCTACTATTGAAATTATAGATTCATCAGGACTCGGCGCAAAAGCTCATGCAAATCTATCAGGTAAAGTTGAAAAAATAAAAATAATCTCTCCAGGAATAGGATATCAATCTAAACCCAAAATTAATATTTTTGGTGGTAATGGAGCGGGTTGTTCATTAGAATCGAATTTAGTGAAATCAAGATTATCTTATGGATTTAAATCAGAAATAAATGTTGACGATACAAATAATATTATTTCGTTCTTAACAAATATTGCTTTTGAAGATGGGGAAGAGATAGTATATGATTCAAATACTAATTTAGACGTGCCTGGATTAGTAAATGGGTCATCTTATTATGTTGGAATAGTAAGTGATAGTAAAATTAAACTTTATACAACAAAAGAAGAATCTCTAAAGAAAATTAATGAAGTTAATATTATTGGAGTTAGTTCTGGATTTCATTATTTTAGTACCTTAAAAAGTAAAAATACAATAACCGAGATTTATGTTAAAGATCCTGGACAAGGATATTCAAACAGAAAAGTAAAAGTTTTATCGGTCTTATCATTTGATAATGATACTATTGGAATCAATACTTTTGATTCATATGTTTTTGCTCCAAATCACGGATTTTCAGATGTTGAACTTGTTACTTATTCTACTACGGGAACACCAATATCTGGACTCAATACTTCCCATTATTATTATATAAAAGTTTTAGATGAAAATAAATTTAAACTTTCTTTCGCTGGAGTTGGAATTTCCAGTTTAACCACTGATAATTATGTAAATAAAAAATATATTAAATTTGAGTCTCTTGGAGTCGGAACACATATTATTGGATACCCGCCTATAACAATAAGTGTAGAAGCTACTTCTTCTTTGGGATCCACATCTATAATTTCTCCGATCTTAAAACCGGTAGTTCTGGGACAAATAGAAGATATTTATTTGGAAACTGGTGGGGTTTCTTACGGATGCACAGATATAGTAAATTTTCATAGGAGACCTTTTGTAGGAGTATCTAGTATAAAATCTGAAGCTTCCTTGGTTCCTATTGTTGTTAATGGTAAAATTGTGGATGTTAAAATAACCAATGGTGGTAAAGGGTATAGGGAAGACTCTGATATTATCATTACAGGTGATGGAGATTTTGCTAAAATTGAACCAATTATTAATTCTGAAGGAAAATTAGTTCAAACCAATATAATTGATGGTGGAGTTGGATATGGCATATCAAATACAAGTATAAGACTGGAAAATAGAGGAAAGAGTGCAAAGTTTTTGGCAAATCTAAAACAATGGAAAGTTGATCAAGTAGTAAAATTTCAAAATTATACCAATGAAAACGATGATTCTATTCTTTTAGACCCTCAAAATCAAGAGTTAGGACTGCAAGTTTGTTCATACTACATTCCAAAAAAATTAAGATATCAACTTTCTGATAATTTTACTGCATCTAATAAAGAAACTTCAGGAGAACTGCGACATTCTCCTATATTTGGATATGCTTATGATGGAAACCCTATATATGGACCTTACGGATATGGAAATGCTTCTGGAGGAGCAATACGACAAATAAAAACTAGTTATGTATTAAAAGCGGTTACAGATCCAGATATTAGACCATCTAGTTTTCAAGCAGGATACTTTGTTAATGATTATGTGTATGATGGTTCTGGAGATCTTGATGAACATAATGGGAGATTTTGTGTAACTCCAGAATATCCTGATGGAGTTTATGCATATTTTTACAGTGTTGATATTGACATTTCTAAAGTAGCAAAAAATAGATATCCATATATTGTTGGACCAACATTTAATAATATACCATTAGAAGAAAACTTTTTACCAATATATAATCAAGGATATGACTTTTTTACAAATGAAGTCACAAGAAATGTAGGACCATACTATTTAAATTATTCAAGATCATCTTATGGACTCATAGATAATGTTTCCGATAATTATAAACAAGAATTTCAAATTACAAATTTAAATTCTGGAACAATACAAGACGTTTCAATATTTTCTCCTGGCCACAATTATAAAGTAAATGATTTGATTCTTCTGGATAATAAAGGTTCAGGTGGAACTGGAGCCAATATTGTAATATCAAAATTAAAGGGAAAGGAAATTAAAAATATCTCCGTACAATCGAAATCTTTTTCAAATGTAGTTTTTGTCCCCAAATATAATCAGATTGAAGCACAATTTGATACACCTCATCAATTTTATAATTTAGAACCAGTAACTATTTCTGGAGTTTCTACAATATCTGCAATTGAGTTAGAAGGTTTATATAAAATTAATGTTAATGATAAGGTAGTTCAATTAATAGAAAGTATTCCTACACAAGCAGTCACTGGAATATCTACTTTTATAAAAGTAAAAGATATTTCTGGTTTTTCTGTAAATGATTTTATTGGAATAGGAACAGAAACGTTGTTAATAACTGGAATTTCTCCACAAAGATCTGGATTCTTTGTGAACAGAATTTCCAATACGGGAGTTCATACTTCTGGAATAGATGATGTTGTTCTTCTTCCTAAGAAATTTACCTTTAAAACTGAAAATCCAATAGCTGGAGTCTTTATTCCCAATACAACTACATTTTTCGATCCAAAAGAATCTGTTGGAACAGGATTTTCTGGAATAACTAGGACTGTAGTTGGATTAGGAACCACTTCTTTTGAATCTAGATTCATACCTGCAAAATCAATTTATTTACCAAACCACAAATTCTACACAGGTCAACCCCTGACATATAATGCTGGACTTAGTGGAACACCCTTGTATATCAATAAGGTTGGTTCTGGAGTATCTTTTACTATTGTTAATAATCAAACAGTTTATGCTGTAAATCTAGGAAAAGATTACATAGGTATATCAACAGTTGGGTATACAACTTCTACAGGTATAGGTACAGATTTGGCCTGTGTAGAATTTTGGAACATAGACCAAGCTTTTGGAGTTGTTGGATCGGCACATTCACTTACAACTCAAAATCAAAATCTTACTGCTAGTGTAAACAGAGTTTCTGGAATTGTAACCACATCGGAAAACCATGGTCTATCTGTTGGTGACCAAGTTGAGTTTAAAATTCTAAGTACTTTAACTGAATCACATAAATTATTTTTTGATAAAATTAATAGAAAAGTTTTAATTGGACAATATACTTTTAATAATTCAAACGTTTCACTTTCAAATAATTCTATAAAAAATACTTCTTTCCGAAATATAAAAAATGGAACAAAAGTTGTTTATTTTGCTGATAATCCATTAGGTGGATTAACAAATGGAAGAGTATATTATATTTTTAAAAAAGATGTAGATATTATATCTTTTTGTGAATATGAAAGTGATATCTTCATTTCTAAAGAAATTGATATAACATCTCCTTCATCTGGAGGTTCACAATCAATAAAAATTATTAATCCACAAATAACTCCTTACAAGGGATCTATAATATCTTTTGATTTGTCTGATGCCTCACTATCTGATATGTCACTTGACTTTTATGTTGATAGCAATTTCACTAGAAAAATAGAATTTATTGGACTTTTTAACGATGGATTTGCTATTACGAGATCTGGAATTCCAGGACAAACAAACGCTTCAATAACTATTAACACAAATGTTAATGAGTTTCCAAAAGTTTTATATTATAAATTAAATCCAATAAGTCCATTAGATCAATCTAAAAATCAAATATCAACTGATGAAGAAGTAGTATCGTTCAATAAAATTACTGTAATCGAACATCAATTAAATACTAAAATTAATATAGATTTAATTAATAGTGACAATGCTTTTTCTTTTAATTCAGTAAAGAATTTAACTGATACTGAACTACAAATATTACCAAGTGCAAATATAAGTTATACCACTACATCTGAAAATGCAGATGGTCCTATTGAAGATGTAAAAGTTAATTTTGGTGGTAGAGGATATTTAAAATTACCAACTATTTCTAGGATTGTATCTGATTCCGGAAACAATGCTGTTCTTAAGTTAATATCCAATGATATTGGAAAAATTGAAACATTAACAAGAATAAAAGATGGATTTGATTATCCTACTGACCCAACTTTATCTGCACAATTATCCTCAATAATAGTTTGTGGAATAAAAAATATACGAACAATTGATAAAATAGAAATTTTAAATGCGGGTAAAAAATATAATACAGCTCCTGTTTTATTTGTAAAAAATGGTGGAAATATTGAATTAAAATCATCTATTAGTGGAGGGTCTATAGTTAAAGTTGATATTATAAAAAATTCCACATCTCTTAGTTCTCCATTAGAAATAATTCCAATTTATAATTCCAATGGATATGAAATAGATGCTTTCACTATATCTGGTAATGACGTAACGATAGAACTATTAAATACACCAATTTCATATCCATTAGTTAATATTGGATATGGATCAACTATAGTACAGTTTCCATTTTCAATTGGGGATAAAATTTTTATTGAAAAATGTACTCTAACTAGTCAAACTAGTGGACTAGCAAATTTTAATTCCTCATCATATGATTATACTTTCTTCACTGTTACTGGAGTAAGCACTTCAAATAATACCATAACTTATAGTATGTCTGGAATATCCACTGGAAGTTTCGGAACATATGATGATGAAAGAAGAGGTTACGTAATTAATAAAAAAGATATGGCTTCTTTTGAAATGGTCTTAAAAGACGATGTTACATATCAATCTTCTGAGAAGGTAGTTTCGCCTGGATTTAGTGGTAGAATAATGGAAAACGGGTGGGATGATAAATTAAATCAGATGAGAATTATCGATTCTTCTGGAACCTTTAAAATAGGAGATTCATTATTTGGAGAAACTTCAAAAATTACCGGTGTTGTTGAGTATCTTAGCTCTTTTGAACTAAATTCAACATTAGGTGCAATTAGAGATAAAGAAAATTCTTCAAATAACGATGGTATTTTAAATGAGTTTCAACAAAGAATTTCTGATAATTTTTATTATCAGAAGTTTTCTTATTCATTAAGAACTAATGTTCCATATTCAACATGGAGAGAATCTGTAAGATCAATCGTTCATCCATCTGGATTTCAAGAATTTTCAGATTATACTTTATATACTCAACCAACTTCTAATGAAGTTTTAGTAGGTATTTCAAAATCGGAAAATATGAAACCCAAATTATTGGGTTCAAGTTCATCACTCTTATTTAATATTGATAGTGAAGTTGATTTTGCATCAATAAAAAATTATGCACTAGTTTATGAAGATGATCTTTATCCAGATGGATCTACAGATAAAATTTTCTTTACTGAAGGAGTTGAGCTCAAACCATATATTTTAAATGAAACAAACAAAGTATTAAGAATAGATGATATTAGCCCAGAATTTACTGGTACTACGGAAGTATATTTAAATGGTAGATATGCCGATGCTGCTTCTCTCTTAGAATTGAATAATGAATTTATTCAACAAGAAGTTCTGTCCTTTGTTCAATTTAATTATCCTAATATTGGATTAAGCACAACATATAATGTTAGTTACATAGTTGACGCTGTAACACATGATCTAAAATATAACTCCAATAATTTATCCGTAGAAGCTGGACTTTCTTATTGGAATGCCGGATATTCATATACTTCAGCTGAAACTGATCGAATTTTATTTGCTTATAATTATGTTAAATTTATTGGTCAATATATAATCAATAATCAAACTCCCCCAACACTGTATCAAACTGCTGTTGCACAAAAATTTAATTTTGAAATTATTCAAGATCCATTAAATGTTACATCTACAAAATTTAAAAATGCTCGCAATTTAATTTTACTCAATAAGAGAGAAATTCAAGACAGATCTTTATCGGCAGTTGCGGTTGGATTCCCAACAGGATTTTATTTCCCAGGAGATAGTCAAACTAATTCTAGATCACGATATTATCGTGCGTACCAATTGATACAAATTAATAGAACTGAAATTGTCAACACTGCATGGAATAATACAGTTGCAGTTTATCCAGCAATAGCTGCTACTGAAGTTTCCTGTAAACGAGATTTAGGATATTTGGTTGATGCTATCTCCCTTGATCTATTCACGGGCGGAAATGCTTATTCTCGTCTATTTGTATTAAAATATTTTGATAACGGATTGCCCATTGTAAACGGATTAGTGGGTGAGGTAGCTGAATCTACATTTGCATTCGGTCAAGCTCAGACTTTAATGAGAACTGCAGTTACAAATGGATTAACCTTAAAAAATTTAAACTCTACTCCTGGACCAACAATTTTTGGAGGTGGGGGTGGAAACGTAGCAATAACCTCAACCGCAGCTTGCACAGATGTACAAAATACCATTATAAGTTTGGTTGGAATAGTTAGTACTATTATTTCTGTTGGATCGACAGCAACTCTTCCCATCGCAAATCCTGGAACATATAATACAGGTGGACTAAAATGTTTTAGAGATCTTGGATATATTATAGATGGTGTTGCTCAAGATATTTCCTACGGTACTAATCAACACACAATTTATAATACTAAAAAATATTTTAATGGTGCTGGTGTTGCATTGACCAATGGATTAGTTGGAGAAGAATCTCAATCAATATTGGTGTTTGAAACTTCCAAATATTTTATGAAGCAAGCGATTACAAATCAGTTGTATGCAAGAAATTTGACTATAGAACCAGATCCTTTAACTGGGGTCAATACAACTACTAATTCATACTTAGATATCCAGACGAATATTAATACTCTAGTTGGTATTTTAACGGTTGCTATAGGTAATAGTAGTCTTTCTGGTATTCCAACTGAAAATTATGGAACAACTGATTGTGCTGATGTTAGAACTTCTTTAGGAAACTATGTAGGAATTATAACAACTATTATTGGATTAGGTACATCTTTTGCTCCAACTATGACATATCCGTCACTTACATTGGGTGGTGGAATAGTTGGACTTACTACCTTTAAACTGAAAAATAAAGGAACAAGTCTTTTTAAACATGTTTTTAATTCTGCATCTGAAAATGTAATTTCTCTTTCTAGTAATACACTGACTATTTTTAATCATAATTATCAAACAGGTCAAGAACTTGATTATAATTTCTCTGACGGAAGTCCAATAGGAATAGCTACAACTTCTTATGTTGGATCTGGTGCTACGGTGTTAATGCAAGTGCATAAACTAACAGGTACTGCAATTTTTGAAAATGGATATTCCGTTGCTATAACAACTTCAGTTACAGGAGTTTCTACAGTATTATCTCCAGTTGGACCAACTTCTAAACTGTATTTACAAGCTGTAGGACTAGGTACTGCTGGAATTGGAACTAATGCAAGATTTAATATACTTATAAATTATAATTCATCAACCGGACAACCAATTTCAACATCAGTCATATTGATGGAAGGTGGAAGAAGTTATTCTGTTGGACAAACCGTTTCTATCGCTGGAACTTATCTCGGTGGAGTGACACCAACAAACGATTTAACTTTTAAAATATCTTCAGTAGGACCTACAGGTATTCAAACTAGAGCAAATGAAACATACTTAAATGTTCCTTCTACAGATACAAATGGAGCAATTTTCAATGTAACGAGAAATGGTTCTGGATATGTATCAGTAGTTGATGTTGTCCAAGGCGGTGTGGGATATGCCACAACCTCTATAGTATCTATAGCCGGAACTTACCTGGGTGGATCAAGTTTTGATTTTGTAAGTTTCTCTCCGGCCGTTCTTGGATCAAAAATATTACCTAAAACTGTATTTGTATATAAGTTAAGTGATAATCAGTTTGGATTGCTTGGATTATCTACTAGTTCAACATTTTTAAATATAACTCAGTTAGGAATTGGATCACATAGTTTGAGTCTTAAAAATCCTAATGCAAATGCATTTATATCAATTGATAATATTGTTCAACCACCTTTATCTAGAACTTCATTAATTATTGGACTATCATCAGCAGTTTCTACTGCAACAACTACAATCTTAAATATTTCTTCAGGAATAACATCTGTAGTTGTTGGTGATGTTATTGCATTAAATAATGAATATTTAAATGTAAAAAATGTTTTATTAAGTCAAAATAAACTTGATGTAGAAAGAGGTTCTTTTGGATCTACTATTGGAATACACAGTGTTGGTATAGCTGGAACTGTATTTAAAGGTAAATTTAATATAGTTGGAGATACTATAATTTTTGCTACTGCACCATATGGACTAACTGGTCCAACAGGAGTTCAGACGGGATCATCATTCTCTGGAAGAGTTTTTTCCAGACAAATTAATGCGAATGAACCAAGAGATAAAAATATTATACTAGATGATATTTCAAATTCATTCACTGGTATAGCTGCAACTCAGTTTACTGTAAAGGTTGATGGTAACACGACCACGACATTATTTAATAATGTTAATAATAGTAGTAATATCAGCAATAATCCATTAATTTTTATCAATGGTGTTTTTCAAACTCCATCAGTTGATGTAACAGTTGAAAATTCAATAACTAACTCCTTGGCATTTCTAAGTGGAACTCCATCAGCAGGAAGAATTTCTGTAGTTTCGATAAGTACTTCTTTTGGATATCAACCAAGGTTAGTAGCATCAGCTGATGCAATAGTTTCTGCTGCCGGAACAATATCATCAATTGTTGTTAATGGTGGTGGTTCAGGGTATAGAAATGCTCCGCCAGTCAGTTTAGCTTCTACGATTGGGTATGGAGCAAGTTTGGTAGCATTTGTCGGTACAAGTGGAACAACTTTGGGAATTGTTACTTCTATAAAAGTTGTTACGCCTGGAATTGGATACACTATAACCTCGCCACCAACCGTTGTAATTGGAATACCTACTGGATATAGTAATCTTGGTTTAGCGTACACTGGAGGAACATCTGGCGTGGGCCAGCAAGCTAAAATAACAGTAGAGGTTGGTTCTGGATCGAGTATTATTGACTTCAAATTTGATAATCCTGGAATTGGTTATAAAGTTGGCGATAAATTAAAAGTGGTTGGGATACCAACGGTTCATAGTGGACCGTTAACAGAATTTGTTTTAACGGTAGATGTAGTAGAAACCGACTCATTTAGTGGATTTTATCCGGGTCAATTTATTAAATTCAATGATATCAGCAATTCTTTTAATGGATTTAGAAAGAAATTTACCCTAAGCACAGAAATTAATGGAGTGACTGAAATTATTAATTTAAGAACTCCAACTGGAAGTGATTTAGATATAACAAACAATATATTCATATTCTTAAATGATATTTTACAAGATCCTACGTATTCTTATACGTTTAGAGGTAGTAGAGTTATCTTTACTGAAGCACCGATAGCCGGATCAAAGTGTACCATTTTATATTACAGAGGATCTTCTGTAGATGTAAGTGAAATAACTCCACCGAAAACTATAAAAGAAGGTGATACTGTTACTATTCAAGAAAGTGCAACTGATATTTTTGATATACAACAATTTGATAGAGTTGTAAAAACTTTAACTTCTTCGGACCAGTTGGATACTTTCATTTATTCTAGTATTGGAATTGATGATGATGTTTCTAAATTTAGACCATTGACATGGAAAAAACAAAAACAAGATAGAATCATTTCTGGCACGTTGTTCTCTAAATCTAGACCTAGTGTACAAGCTAATATTTTTCCAAACGCGCATATAATTAAAAAAATAGAGGCTTCAGATGATGTAATTTATGTTGATAATGCTTTTCCACTATTTTCCGATCTTGATCAACTAAATGAAAATATTAGAGACATATTTATTACAGAAAATAGAACCGTAATAGATTCTATTGGTCAAGCAACAGTTTCGGGAGCATCAACAGTATCTTCAATAATTATTGCAAATGCTGGAGTTGGTTATGCAAATACTTTATCTCCCAAAGTTAGAATATCTACATCTTCTATAAAGAAAAAAGACCCAATATATAATTGGAAATATGTGAATATCAGCGGAATAACTAGTTCATCTGTATTTAATAATATATCATACGGAAATCAATTTGTAGCAGTGGGAAATAGTTCTTTATTTGCTTATAGTTTTGATGGTCAACTTTGGACTACTGGTAATGTTGGAGTTGGAAGCACTGTTAATTTGAAGTCTGTTAAAAAAGTTAGTATCGGATCCTCTGATATCATCTTAACAGTTGGTACTAAGGCAAAAATAGCTCAAGCTGTTGGATATAGTTCTACAATAACTTCTTGGGATCAAATTCCTTGTTTTGAAGAAATTACTCTAGTTGGAGTTGGTGTTATCGGCTATAATCCAACAACTTATAATGGGTCATTTAATTCTATAACTTATGGAAGTAATGGTTGGGTTGTAGTTGGAACAGGTGGATCTATATTTACTTCTTCTGGAATAATAACTTCAAGATTTGTAAGTAGATATTCCGGAGTTAATCAAGATTTGAATTCTATTGCTTATGGTAATCAGTATTTTGTCGCAGTTGGTAGTAATGGAACAGTTATTTCCTCTGATAATGGAACTTCTTGGGAAATTAACCAAAGTGGAGTACCATCATTCCAAAAATATAACGAAGTAATATTTGATGGAAGTAAATTTGTAGTTGTTGGTAATAATGGTACGATATTAAAATCTATCAATCGTACTCAATATCAAGTAGTTTCTAATAATATCAATTCTTCTGAAAATATTATAGACATAACTTACTTTGATGGGTTATATGTTGGTATTACTTCTGTAAATAAGATGTATTATTCTTTTGATCTTCAAAATTGGACTTATAGAAATACTTTGCAATCAAACCAACTTAATGATGCTTTATTTGCAAATAGTTTAGGTTTGGATGGCACATTTGTTGCTGTTGGGGCTGCTGGAACAATTATAACATCGACTCCTGTTTATCACGGAGCTACTGCTCAATCCGTAGTAACTAATGGTCAAGTATCATCTATTAATATAACAGATGGGGGATTTGGATATTTTAATTATGATATTCCAAGCGTTATAATAGAGTCTGAAATTTTTAAAAAAGAATTAATAAGGTCATTTAAGGTAAAAGGTGATTATGGAAACATCATCGGAGTAACTACTTTCTTAGCCGGAACACCAGGTATAGGAACAACTTCGCCAAAAATAGACTTTAGATTAAAATCTGAGACTTATGACAATAGTACTCTCGGTATTGGATATTCATCTCCAAATACTTTTGGTGTGACTGCATCTCAACTTCAAAAAGGAGATTATTTTGTTATTAGTCAAAGTAATGTTCAAACAGATGGAAGTTTAATAGGAATATCTACATTATTGGGCGGAATGAGTAACTATCCAAATTCTAAAATTGGAATAGCAACTAATTTCTTAGATGGAGTTTATATTGTTGAAAATGTAACAACTCCTTTTGCAGGAATAGTAACAGTTACTTGTCATTTTGCGCCAGATTCTGGAACATCAGTTTCAGTTTCCGATAGAGGAACTTATGATTCTAATACTTCAACTTTCTCTGGCATTAATACTAATGGTTTTTACGGGAGATATAGTTGGTCTAAACTTTATGATTTCCAAAATAGGTCACTATCTTTAGGTGGATCAAAATCTTTTGATGTGTATACAGATAATGGATTAACCGGTTTATCGACTTCTCCTAGGGTTATCAGAACAAGACCCAATTTAAGTAACTAAATAAAAAAAAGTCTAATTAAAAAATGCCTGCCATCATATCTGATCAGTTTAGAATCCTAAATGCAGAAAATTTTGTAAAGAGTGTCTCTGGTGTTGGAGATACTAGTAATAAATATTATACTTTTATTGGGTTGCCAAATTCTACTAGTGTTCAATCTGGTGGATCTCCAATCTGGATTAATAATACCCCTTCTCCACTAGATGGATTTAGAGAGGAAAATCAGATAAAAGAAAGTATTATTGCAATGAAACAAATTACTAGTCAAGATGTACGAAGACTGGTAAGAAAAGTTCAGTGGGTAAGTGGTAACACATATGAAATGTACAGACATGATTATAATGTATATAATCCCACCCCAGTAACTGGTAATACTAGTTTATATGAAGCAAATTATTATGTTGTTAATGAAGATCTTAGAGTTTATGTTTGTTTACAAAATGGAACAGATCCAGAAAATCCAAAAGGAAGGCCTTCTTATGATCAACCAACATTTATTGATCTTGAACCAAGAGCCTCGGGATCAAGTGGAGACGGATATCTTTGGAAATATGTTTATACGATAAAACCATCGGAAATAATAAAATTTGAGTCCATAGAGTATATACCAGTTCCAGAAGATTGGGGAGTGACCGGAGAAAGTATTTCTACTAAAAATAATTCCATAGATGGAAAAATTGAAGTTATTTTAATTTCTAATAGAGGAAGTAATTATCAACCAATTTCCACTTCATTTTCCAATGTACCAATACTAGGCGATGGAACGGATGGAAAGGCGACGATTACTATCGATTCTTTTGGAAAAGTTTCTGAAATTTTCGTTACAGAAGGTGGGAAAGATTATACTTATGGAACTATAGAATTTTTTCCTGGAGCTCCCGGAAGTGATATTAATGGACCTTTAGGTAAGTTAAGTAATACTGGTATTGGAACAACATCGAAAGCATCTTTTAATGTCGTTATTCCTCCTAAAGGTGGTCATGGGTATAATATTTACAGAGAATTAGGAGCTTATAGAGTTTTACTCTACTCTAGATATGAAACTTTAGATGCAAATCCAGATATCATTATTGGAAATGATTTTGCTAGAGTGGGAATAATGAGAAATCCTACTGTTGTTAATAGTGACGTAGAAGTTCTTAATGCCTCCTTAGTTAGTGGACTTAAAGGATTGAAATTAGCTGGAGTAACAACAAATACAACTTATGCTGTAGATTCTATTATTAAACAAACTGTTGGGTTAGGTTCTACCGCTATAGGATATGTTGCGTCTTGGGATCCAATCACAGGAGTATTGAAATACTATCAACCAACTGGATTAGCATCGAGTGAATCTGGATATAAAATTATTCCTTTTACATCAACACCTGTTGCTGGATATGGAATAACTATCAACTGTAATTCTATTATTGGACCAGCTTTATCTATAGATACTGGATTTATAGGTATTACTACCACAATAAATAATAGAATATATCAGTTAGGTCTGAACTTTGTTTCCGGAATTTCTTCAGCAGAATATAACGTAAAGTCCGGAGAAATAATATACATAGATAACAGGGCCCCAATTCCAAGATCTGCAAATCAAAAGGAAGATATCAAAGTTATACTGGAGTTCTAAAATAAAATGGCACAAAATACCAATCTTAACACATCTCCATATTTTGATGACTTTGATTCAAAAAAGAATTATCAAAAGGTATTATTTAAGCCAGGAACTCCCATACAAGCAAGAGAGTTAACAACTTTACAAACTATCTTACAAGATCAGGTTGAAAAATTTGGAAAACATTTTCTCAAAGAAGGTGCGGTTGTTATTCCGGGAAACATTGCTTACGATTCTCAATATACTTCTGTTCAGATAGATCCAAGTCATCTAGGACTTCCCGTATCAACTTATATTTCGTTTTTTACCGGTAAACAAATAAAAGGAGCTACTAGTGGCGTAACAGCAAAAGTAGAAAAAATAATAACAGATTCTGAATCAGAAAATAATAATTATACTTTGTACATAAAATATCAAAGTTCTGGAGAAGGAAGCTTTTCAACTTCAGTATTTCAAAATGGTGAAGATTTAGTATCAATTGAAACTATTGATTATGGTCTTGGCAGTATAAGACAAGATTCAACTTTTGCTACATGTATCATTAATAATTCTTCAACCATTGGATCTGCAGCCAAAATAGAGACGGGAGTTTATTTTATCAGAGGATTTTTTGTAGATGTTTTCGCAGAAACTTTAATATTAGATCAGTATAGTAATACACCTTCTTATCGTATAGGACTTAATATTAATGAACAAATATCAGTAGCATCACAAAATAATCAAGATCTTTTTGATAATGCTAGAGGGTTCTCTAATTTTGCTGCTCCTGGAGCGGATAGATTAAAAATATCTGTAAATTTGGCTAAAAAATCGTTAAATGATTTTAATGATGAAAGTTTTATAGAACTGATGCGAGTTGAAAATGGATTTTTATCTAGATTTGTAAAAAAAGTAGAATTAGACAAGTTAATTACTGATATATTAGCTAGAAGAACATATGATGAATCTGGAGATTATTATATAAAACCATTTGCGGTCGCAGCTAAAGAAGCACTAAACAATGGAATTGGTAATAACGGAGTATTTAATTTTACTCAACTAACTACACAAGGGAATATTCCAAGTGATGATCTGTTTAATTTACAAATATCTCCAGGTAAAGCCTACGTTAGGGGATATGAAGTAGAAACTATTAGTACAATTAACTTAGATGTTGATAAACCCAGAACTACGGCTTCAAATGACAATACTTCGATAACTATAAATTTAGGAAATCAATTAGAATTAAATAATGTATTTGGAACCACTAATGTTGGTTTTGGTACTACAAGTCAAGTAAGATTATTTTCAAATCGTACTAGTACTCAAGGGACAGCTTCTGGAATTCAAGTTGGTGTAGCAAGAATTTATGATTTAAAACTTAAAAATTCTTCATATACTAATAATGGATCAGTTTTTGAAACAGTTTTGTATGATATTCAAACTTATACATACTTAAATTTAAACACAACCATTACTCTGTCTACACCTGCATATATTGAAGGTAAAAATAGTGGAGCAACAGGATTTTTAGCTAAAAATGCCTCAAATACTAATGAATTAGTTCTTTATCAAACTACTGGAAAGTTTTCACTACAAGAAGCTATAATAATAAATCGTGTAGAAAACACCAGGATTATTAGTAAAGTAAATGATTATTCAATATCCGATGTGCATCAGATAGCTGGCACTGGATTATCTGGTAATATATTTACTGCAGACCCAATTTTAAATCAAAATATTTTATTAGCACCAGTAACCTCTGGATTTACTATATCTACAGCTAATTCTGGAATAAGTACCATCACAACTTCCAATATAAATTTTGGTATAGGAATTCAAACCGGAGATATAATTTCTTACACTAAACCCGGTGAAATTTTACCAACATACAATAGAGTAACTACTGTAAATGCTTCATCTAGGTCTATAATAGTTGAAGCAACCACTAATGTTGTTAATGTTTGTTCTGGAACTCTTCCAACTGGTCAGATAACCTCTAATGAAGTTTTTAAAGTAGTTTCAAGAATATTAAATTCTAGAGAAGCTTACTTGTATGAAAGATTAGAGCATAGAAATATATCATCAGTAGATCTTAGTTCTGGAAATTTAATTTTTAGAAAATCATATCCAGTAACAATATCATCAAACAGTTTTACTATAACTTTAGAATCGGATACTACTATAACGGCGGAACCTTTTGATGAAGAAGATTATACAATAGTTTATGCTAATGGTACAATTGAACCATTAGATGAAACTAAATTCACAATTACTGCTGGCAGAACTGTAACTTTTGTTGACTTAAGTGTGGCTAGTGGATCTGCAACATTAATAGCGACACTCAAAAAACAAAATTTAAAACCAAGAAGAAAAATTCATAAAAGGGCTGGAATTTTAGATATTAGTAGATCTTCATTAGTTGCTTCTGGAGTAGGAAACACTTCTTTAAATGATGGGTTAACCTACAGTCCCATTTACGGTACAAGAGTGCAGGATGATAAAATTTCTCTACAAGTACCAGATGCAACAGAAATTATTGGTATTTTTGAATCTAACGATACAAATGAACCAGATCTACCTAAATTACAAATAAAAAATTTAAATACCAATATTTTAAATACAGTAACTGGTGAAATTATATATGGATCCTCTAGTAATGCTAGGGCAATGTTGGTTTTAAATAATGGTAGTAATCGCGTTGACTTTGTTTATGTTAATGAAAATACTTTTATAAAAGATGAAAGAGTAACATTTTTAGAATCAAACTTAACTGCAAACGTTGACTATGCAATAGAAGGAGATAGAAATATTGCAAATGATTTTGAATTTAATTCTGGTCAAGAAAAAGACATCATAAATTATTCTTATATTGAAAGAAAATCTTCGGCAACTTCTCCATCTAAGAAATTAAAAATAGTATATAATTATTATTATATTAATCCCTCTGATGAAGGTGATTTAGTCGTAGCAAATTCGTATGATAGTAATAGGTTTACAAATGATACGATAGTTTTTGATGGGAATAATACCACAGATTTGATTGATTTACGTCCAAGAGTTATCCCATACAATCCAATTACGGCTACTTTTTCTCCTTTTGAGTGGAGTGCTAGAACTTTTTCTAATCCCACAAACTCTTCTTCATATATTTTAGCTAAAAATAAAAATTTAAATTTATCTTATAAGTATTATCTAGGTAGAATTGATAGGCTTTATATAGATAGAACGGGACAATTTGTATTAACAAAAGGAGTCCCTTCTGTAACACCAGTAACTCCAGATCCAGTTGATGGAAGTATGGAAGTTGCTACAATAACTCTACCTCCATATGTTTATAATATTGAACAAATTAAAATTAAGTTAGTAAGTCACAAGAGATATAGAATGAAAGATATATCTCTATTGGAAGATAGATTAAAAAATGTAGAATATTATAGTTCATTAAGTCTTTTGGAAAGTGAAACAAGAAACTTAGTCATAAGAGATGCTACTACAGGACTAGATAGATTTAAATCTGGATTTTTGGTAGATAATTTTAAATCTAATCTTTCCGGATCTTTAGGAGACCCTCTTCATAGATGTAGTATAGATACTACTGAAGGTGTGGTGAGACCTCAACATTATACAAGTTCTATAGATTTATTACTTGGATCTGAAGCAGTTGTGGGGACCGCAAATACTTCTAATCCAAATGCAGATTTGAGATTTGTTAGTGATTTAGGATCACCAAATTCAGTTAAAGTGGGAGACGTTGTTTGTTTAAAATATACCGACGTTGTTTGGTTGCAAAATAGGTTTGCTACCAAATCTGAAAATGTAAATCCGTTTAATGTAGTTAACTGGATTGGTGTAATTGAACTAAATCCTGCAACAGATACTTGGATTGAAACAAGAAGAAGTAGAAGAGATATAGATTTGGAAGGTAGTTATAGCAGCGCAGTTCAACAACTTGGAGTAGATACAAATACAGGTCTTTCTCCGACCGATTGGGCATCTTGGGAAACTAGTTGGACGGGTACAACTACAACAAATACTGCATTTATAGGTAGAATTCAAACCGGAACTGACACTAGATCCAGTACTACTACCACAGGATCTTTTCAACATGGAAGAGGTATTCCAATTACTACTGCAACAACACTAAGAGATAATTTTATCAATTTTAATAATGTAACCACTTTAACTACTTCAAATCAAAGTAGACAGGGAATTCAATATAGGGTTGGTCAACGAATTGATACCACCAATCTTGGAGATAGAGTAGTATCAACAGATATTATTCATAGAATGCGTTCTAGAAATATAGAATTTATTGGTAGAAGATTAAAACCAAGAACTAGATTATATGCATTCTTTGATAATGTAGCGATAACAAATTACATAACTCCAAAATTAGTAGAAATACAAATGCAAAGTGGAACTTTTTCTCTAGGAGAAACAGTTTCAGGAACTTTAGGTACTGTTTCTATAAGATTTAGATTAGCTAAGTTGAATCATAAGTATGGACCATATAATAACCCAACACAAATATTCGTAACAAATCCATATAACATTAGTGAAACCATTCCAACTTCGTATTCCAGCACTTCTTCTTTACTTAATGTAGATACTGCAAGTTTAGAATTGCAAGCTGCATCTGGATTTTATGGTTATATTGTAAATGGAATGCAACTTCGCGGTGAAACAAGTGGCGCTATTGCTAGAGTTAGTAATTTAAGACTTGTTAGTGATGAGGCTGGAACTCTTATTGGATCTTTCTATATTCCTGATTCAACTCTACCATCTACGCCTTCCTTTGAAACAGGCACAAAAACTTTTGTACTAACTACAAGCGAACAGAATAGAACCGTTGGTGGTACAAGTGAAAGTACTGGAGAAGCAACTTATACAGCAGCAGGAACTATTAATAATGTTGAAGAATCTACTCTTAGAATTAGAAATGCAACCATTGAAAGAGTACCAAGAACTGAATCCAGAACTACGAGGGAAAGTGAAACTAATACAGTTGCATCTACTTCATTTACAGATAGGACAGTAAGACAAACTAGATGGGTTGATCCATTAGCTCAATCATTTGAAGTTACTGATAGACCTGGTATTTTTATTTCAAAAGTGGACATATTTTTCAGAACTAAAGATCAGAGAAACTTACCTGTCACAATACAAGTCAGAACGATGCAGACTGGTTTGCCTACGCAAGAAATTCTTCCTTTTGGGGAAGTAATACTTGATCCAGCTCAGGTAAATATTTCTGCTGATGGTTTGACTCCAACCACATTTACGTTCCCATCTCCAGTTTATTGTGAAGGTGGTCAAGCATATTGTGTTGTTTTACTTTCAGCTTCAGATGAATATACTGTTTGGATTTCCCGAATGGGCGAACAGGATATTACAACTATTAATAGAGTTGAGTCTGAGAGAGTTGTAGTTTCTCAACAACCATTGTTGGGATCTCTATTTAAATCTCAAAATGGAGCTACTTGGGATCCAAGTCAACTTGAAGATCTTAAGTTAACAATCTATAGAAGTGAGTTTTATAGAGGAACTTCAACAATAAGATTCTATAATCCAGAGTTAAACATTGGAAATAGACAAATTGCAACTTTAAGACCAAATCCACTTGACACTATTTCCAGATCTATAGTAGTTGGTATTGCAAGAAGTCTTACTTCTGCAGAACAAACTGCTTTGGTTCCAGGAATAACAATTTTACAAAATAATAATACAAAATTCACATCTAAAATTAAAAATCTTAGTGGAGCCATTGGGATAGGAAGTACATTAGCAATTACAAATGTTGGAACAGCGTTTACTTCATCTTCTAGAACTTATTCAAATGTAGATGTTGTGGCTTTAAGTGGAGATGGTGTTGGAGCAAAAGTAAATCTAACAATTAATGGTGGAGTTGCTGTAGCTGCTACAGTTTCTATTGGAGGAACTGGATATTCTTATGGAGATGCTTTAACAATTGATTTTTCTGATACTGATAATAGAGGTAAGAATTTAATTCTTACAATTCCTAACAATATTGGTATAATATCTGCATTCAACTCTTTAGTATTAGATCGTGTTCAAGGTAATATAAATGAAAATTCCACAGATTCATTATATTATGTTGGAAGTGCTGGTACAACTAATTTATCTGGAGCTACAGTAAGATATTCAAATGTGAAATCTGACGGGCTTCACTTCAGGGTTTCTCATAATAATCATGGTATGTATTCTGATAATGATTATGTAACATTAAGCGGAATTGAACCCGATGTAAGACCTGTTACATTGACTTCTACAATCTCACCATCTTCAACTGACGCAATTGTAGTAAGTTCCGTTGGAATACTTACAACTTTTGAAAATATTGTTGTAAGTAATTTAAATCCTGGATATATTTTAGTAGAAGATGAAATCATCAGATATACTGGAGTTGTTACATCAACAAGTTCGCTTATTGGAATTCAGAGAAATGTTGGAGGAACTATTTCTGGATCTTATTCCAGTGGAAATCTAGTTTACAAATATGAACTATCTGGAGTTTCATTGAACAGAATAAATAAAACTCATAATTTAGCTGATGCAGATCAATCTAAATATCCAAATGATCTTGATTACTATTATATTAAGATAAACAATGGCGGAATAGCTGGTGTAGCAATTACTGATAGATCTTCTTCAAATCCAAATTCTTTCCCAGAATTGTATTTCGCTTCTAGTAGGTCTTGTGGTTCCTACGATACTGTTCCTTTAATTAATTCTAGAAGAAGTCCAAAAGCTACCCAAAATATTCCATTTAATGCAATTAGGCCAAATATTCAATTGATGTTACCATCAGGAACTTCAATTTCTGCTAGAGCAAGAACATTCTCTGGATCTACTCCAGATTCCTCCTTAACTTCTTTCTTAGATCAAGGATTTGAAACTGTAGCTATAAATGAAACAAATTATTTTGATTCTCCAAGAATTATTGCTTCAAAAGTGAATGAAACTGCATACCTATCCAATTTCCCTGGTTCAAAATCATTTACTTTAGAAATTGATATGATAACCAATAATTCTTTGGTTTCGCCAGTTATAGATTTGGATAGAGTTAATTTGATTACTACGGGAAACAGAATTAATTCTAAAGTTACAAACTATGCATCAGATTTCAGGGTAAATACATCATCCTCTGATCCAACAGCAGCAATTTATTCAAGTAAGATAGTTACTCTAGAACGATCTTCGGACAATCTCAAAGTACTATTTGATGCATATAGACATTCAACAAACGATATAAGAGTATTGTATAGACTGTTTAGGTCTGATCAAAATTCAAGTCCTTTATGGGAATTATTCCCAGGTTATACTAATCTAGATGTTAATAATAATGTAATCAATTCTTCACTTAATAATGGTTTGTCGGATACTAATGTTTTATCATCAAATGCTCTTGGAGATTTTGGATCTTATGAATATAATGTTAAAAATTTACCACAGTTCCAAGGATTCCAAATTAAAATATTGATGACAGGAAGTAATTCATCATATGTACCATTGATAAGAGACTTTAGAGCCATAGCAACAATATAAAATGAATTTGATACCAATAGAAAATAACCATTCTCTTTACAGAGATATTGAATCAGGAGCAGTTTTGAACTGTTCCTCATCTGATTATGAGTCATATTTGCAACATAAAAAATTATTACTTGAAAAACAAGATGAAATTCAGTCATTAAAAAATGAAGTAAGTGAAATAAAAGATATGATGAGACTCATTCTTTCTAAACTAGACTCCAACTCATAAATACTTAGAAAACGGGTTCCTATAATGGCGGCAAGGAATGTAAACTTAGTTCTTGAACAAGGGGTTGATTTTCAAGCCACCTTTACGATCAGGAACACAAATAATGCACCATTAAATTTGACTGGGTATACGGGCATTTCTTCAATTAGAAAACACCCAACTTCTTCCACTGCATATCCATTACTATTGACTTTTCCTGATAGAATAAATGGAAAAATTACCGTTTCCATGGGATATACTGCAACTGATGCAATTGAAGGGGGTCGTTATGTCTATGATGTTATTTTAATTTCTCCAAATTCTTATAAAACAAGAGCTGTTCAAGGAAATGTTCTAGTAACACCAGGGGTATCATAATGACAGATTACTTAGTAACTTTAAACGAACCTGGACCATTTAGAATTGGTGTAGACTATGAAATTCCTACAAAATCCATTCAGTATGGAAATTTAATACTAGACAATATAAACTCTCAATTTACTGGAGTTGCTCATACATTTGGGTTGAATTATAGTTCAAATTATTACGTACCTATCAATGATCAACAATTGATTGTGGTAAAAAATAATCTTGTAATGGAGCCTATTGAAGATTATACCGTTTCTACAAATAATATAATTTTTACTATAGCTCCAAATCCTGGAGACGATGTTTTTATCATAGCTCTTGCGACAACTGCAGATTTAACAAGAACCATTAATTATGTAATTGATAGTGGTTCTATTTCTATGATTGCTGGAAATAAAGGTTCTTTAACTCTAGATGTGAGTGGGATTATTGAATCTTTAGTGATTTTATCAGATCAAGAGGGTGATCTTACTTTAGACATAAAAAAATCAAATTATAGCACATTTCCAACTTTTCATTCAATAGTTGGTCCAGCTTATCCACAGATGACAAATTCTAGAAAAGTTCGTGATGATAATTTAATAGGTTGGCATACTGCAGTAGTTGCTGGAGATATTTTAACTTTTGATGTGATTGCTGTAAATAACATCAATCGTTTCTTAGTTTCTTTAAAATTAAAATTATAAATAAAGATAGTTATTAAAAAATCATAACCTGTAGGGGAGTTGTTTAAATGGCACTATTAGTTCCAAATATTGGAGAACTTGAGTCACTCAGATACTTGGTTGCAAACAACAACCACACTGCAAGTCTTGCTGACCAGTCTCCCAGAAACCTAGTTTTAAAACTTTTTACAAGTAACACGACTCCAGTAGAGTCAGATGTTCCTTCTGAAACTGCATATTATGAACCATATGGTATTGGTAATACTAATGCCTATGGATTTGCTCCATATACAGGTTATCCATATTGTGTAAATAATAGAAATGATCAAAGTTACACATCACAAACTGGAATTCTTCTTAATGGATCGCGTTGGAGAATTAATCAAGTAGGTTCTGGTACAACCGCTACATATCCAGAACAAACCTTTACATTTACTGGAGATGCTGGTGATATCTACGGTTATCATGTGACTCGCGCAAATAATATGCCTATCGCTGTCCAAGGTAAAGTTCACTATGCGTCAGTTGGTATCGGAACTACAGTTACCAAGGGAAGTGCGGTTGATCCATGCATTGGAGTCGTTGGTAACTCCTATATTACTATTGACCCAGATATCACTGTAGATGATCTCACTTTAGGAATGCTTGTTAAGGGAAATGCTGGAGTCCAAACAGGAACTAAAGTTATTGGAGTTGATAGGGCATTAAAAGTGGTTTATTTAGATAAACCTCTTATTGACAACATTCAGGTTGCAACTGATCCAAGTGTAGAGTTTAGTTTTGGAAAAATTACAGCAGCTGGTCACCAACTAGTTGCTGGGGATATCCTATATATTGCAGCTGGAGCTGGAAATACAACTCATTCATCTAATGTATATACAGTATTCTCTGTTCCAAATGCAAATGAATTCTTTACAACTCCTTCTATCAATCCAACATTAAATACGGTTGTTGGTTTAAATACCGCAACTCTTTATAGTTCTATAATGTATGCTGAAAGATTTACAAATGGTCCTTACGCAATTCAAAATAACGGAGACCAAATCAAGATTACCCTAAACGTTGCTCTTGATTGATACTTGAATAAAAAAATTTAATAATTTAATTGTGAATGGGAGGATTGCTATTTTATGGCGGTCCTCTTTTTTGCGAATACCTACAAGTGTCGGTAGAAATTACAAATGAGTATCTATGTATATAATTCTATAATAAGTACTAACACTTACGAAACAGGAGATTTTGGCAGTATCACATCTCCTGTTGAAAGAAGTATAGATTATGCTGCAGATTTATCCCTACAACCACAATCTGTAGTAGATTATACCACTAATTTTTATTTGACTCGACCTTTACCGGGATCAGCAACAGAATTTTCATCTACAGATGTGACTTTTGATTCTGCACCTCATTTTGATAGTACATCAATAAATTTTTCATCTCTTACTGATAGTCCAACATTATATGATTCTTCTACTCCTTATGAAACTGTAGATGAAGTTTATACTTTTGATTCTACTGTATACGAAGACTTTGGATATCTTTATGTTAATTCAACATTGACTCCGATGGGAGCACTTGAAATAAAATTAACAAGTGCTGCTGTAAGTCAACTTCATCACTTTACAGGATCTGGAACATTATTTACTGTTGGAGTTCTAGACGAGAATGTTACTTTTGCCTGGGTTGGAAATGGTACTGTATTTGAAATAGGTAGTGGATTAGAAAGAACAGTACGACCGTATGTTGCTTCTGGTACTCTCCGAATGGATGCCAGTGTTGCGGCCACAGCACTGGAAAGAGTATCATGGGCATATAATACAAGTTCAATTTATAATCCACAATTAGATTGGGGAAGTATAACCGAAGCTGGCTTGAGTGGGATCGATGATTTCGGGTCGATAACTGAACCACCAACTATCAGAGGACCATATCCCTCTCTCGACGATTTCGGACTAATAATCAATAATCCAACTTCGTATCCACAAATTCCATTTGGAACGGTTAGATTTGTAAATTATAACGCAGATAATACTTATGATACCTGCGACAGTAATGGTATTTCTTGCGATAATCAAAGTTCTGCAACTATAAGTTTTACTGCACAAACTCCAGAAGATACAGCTCTCTATACGTTCTTAGGAGTTGGTTTAGAGTCACATACAGAGTCTTATGTTGGCATAGGTGCATTAACGCTTTCTGGAACTGCTCTAGAATCCTTCTCTGCACAAACTCCAGAAGATACAGCTCTCTACACATTCTTAGGAACTGCTCTAGAATCCTTCTCTGCACAAACTCCAGAAGATACAGCTCTCTACACATTCTTAGGAACTGCTCTAGAATCCTTCTCTGCACAAACTCCAGAAGATACGGTTCTTTATAGTTTCTCTGGAGAATTATTACATCCAAATATTGATTATACTCCACACTATGGTATTGAAAAAAATATTGGTGTTGGAACTACAGGAATCAAGTTATTTGGAGAATTATTACATCCAAATATTGATTATACTCCACACTATGGTATTGAGAAAAATATTGGTGTTGGAACAACAGGTATTAAACTCAATGGTGTCCTCACCGAAAGATTTACTTTCTCTTATAATGCAGATCCAGAATCATGTTATGATCCTGGCGAAGACGCAACTGATTTTGGATTTGTAAGTGAAACACCTTCTGATTTCATTGATTCTGGTTTAATATCCGAAGAAGAAACCGGCAATATTCCAGATGATGCTGGATTCATAATTGAACCTCTAGTTGTTACTTGTCCATTTGGATCAATATTTGTCTTAGGAACTGCTCTAGAATCCTTCTCTGCACAAACTCCAGAAGATACGGTTCTTTATAGTTTCTCTGGAGAATTATTACATCCAAATATTGATTATACTCCACACTATGGTATTGAGAAAAATATTGGTGTTGGAACTACAGGAATCAACTTATCTGGATATGCTGTAGAGAAAAATACAGAGTCTTATGTTGGCATAGGTACATTAACGCTTTCTGGAACTGCTCTAGAATCCTTCTCTGCACAAACTCCTGAAGATACTATTCTCTATAGTTTCTCTGGAACTGCTCTAGAATCCTTCTCTGCACAAACTCCAGAAGATACAGCTCTCTACACATTCTTAGGAACTGCTGTAGAAAGAAATACAGAGTCTTATGTTGGCATAGGTACATTAACGCTTTCTGGAACTGCTCTAGAATCCTTCTCTGCACAAACTCCTGAAGATACTATTCTCTATAGTTTCTCTGGAACTGCTCTAGAATCCTTCTCTGCACAAACTCCAGAAGATACAGCTCTCTACACATTCTTAGGAACTGCTGTAGAAAGAAATACAGAGTCTTATGCTGGTATAGGTACTTTTGGCCCTGTTCCTGGAGTAGGATTTGCTCCGGATGGAGATGGTAATCTTCGTGACGCTAAAACATATTGCAATAGATATGGATTCCTTATTGGCGACTTTAATCTTGGCTCTGGTATTGGAACAATAAGACTGTTAGGATCAGGCAAAGGAAGATTGGTTCCAGTTATATTTGGTCAAGGATCTATATTTATATCTGGTACTGGAAATGAATCCTTCAGCAGATGTAATTATGATGGTTCTGGAGAAATAATAACACTTTCCGGAATTGCATCTACAAGAGAAATTGCAGTATATGGTTATTATGGAGATGATAATAATCCAGGAACTTCAGGAACAATTTTCGTATCGCAACAAACTTCGCCAATTATTGAAAAAATAACTTTTGCTTACAGTGGATCTGGACAACTATCTGTTAACGGAAGTTTCGATATATTGAGAACTAAGTCTTTCCGTGGACTTGGAACGGTTCAATTCTACGGAACGGCTCTAGAATCCTTCTCTGCACAAACTCCTGAAGATATTCAACTCTTTAGTATTTCTGGATTTAGTCTTGAAGTATATTCTGCACAAACTCCAGAAACTGAAGTTCTTTACATCATCAATGGATTCATTGAAGAATCAATTACAAATAGTTATGAAGGATTAGGATCTGTAAGTCTTACTGGAGATTCGACTGTATTCTATGTTCCTAACTATCCAGCAAGAGGAACCTTTAGATTTACAAGGCACAATGTAGATAATGATTACGATACTTGTGATAATGAAGATATTGTATGTGATAATCAAGACTCTGCACATGTAAGTTTTACAGCCAATCCTCCAGAAAATACTGTTCTGTTAGATCTTGATGGAAGTGCAGTTACTTCTGAAATTTCCGTATATACTGATATTGGAGTTGGACTTTATACTTTATCGGGAACATACAACGATATTAAACTTACTTATTCCGAAATTGGAATTGGAACAGTATTCATTTCAGAAATTTCTTCCGAAAGAGAAACAAATACTTACATTGGAAATGGAAATCTATTTACTTTATCTGGTTCTGGAGAGTCCATTGGTGTCATTCCACCAGAAAATACACTTCTCATTCAAATTTCTGGATCTGCAACTACTTCCATAGAACTTGAATATTCAATTGTTGGTATAGGACTATTTACTGTAAGTGGATCTGCAATTACTTCAGAAATTGCTACATATACTCAAATAGGTTCTGGAACCATAACACTTTCTGGTGAACTTCTCCATCCAGATGTTGACTATATCCCATCACTAGGTGGTTCTGGTCTAATTAATGTTCTTGGATCCGCCGATGATTCAATTACAAAAATATATGATATTGCATCTGGAAGTCTGTTTGGATTCTCTTCTGGATTAGAATCCTTCACAAAATCCACTTATGTTGGGCTTGGTACAATTTATATTCTAGAACTTTCTGGATTAGCTATTAATAATCCATTCCAAATCCCAAGAACATATGTAGTGATCATTTAATTCTGATAAATACATCAGAAGAAATAGTAATTTGAGTCGTATAGTACTATGACCAAGCAGGTACAACTTAGAAGGGGAACATCTTCAGAACATACAGTATTTACGGGAGCGGTTGGAGAAGTAACTGTAGATACTACTCTAGACGTTCTGGTTGTTCATGATGGAGTTAAACTTGGGGGTCATTATTTAGTAGGAACTGGATTTGGTGCTACAGTATCCCAAGGATTAGTAAACAAATCTTTTATTGGAATAGGAACTACAACAACAGGTTCTTTAGCATTAATAGCTATAGGAGACGTTGCAATAGCAGGTAATCTAAACTTAAGGAGTTTAGCGGTTGCTTACGAACCTCCTATTGTAAGACAGGGTGAGTTAACTGATAGTAACATTGGTGATCCAAATGAACTTTTGTTCATCACTGGAATTTCTACTGATAATATTAGGGTAGGTCAAATTGTACAAAACCCTAATCATATAGATCTTGATTGTGTAGTTGATGCGGTTGGAATATCAAGTATTCAATTATCAATAATTCATTTTGGTGTTAACGGCTCAATTTCAACAAGTTTTACGTTTATAAATCCAGAATCTGGAAAAACTTCTCTTTATGATCTAGAAGTTAGTAATCATACAATCATAGCTGAAGCGGGAATTACTTCTGCATATATTGATAATTTGTTTATAAGCTCCGGTATTGTAACTACAACCGGAATTACTAGTGCATATATTAATGATGCTTATGTTAATGTTGGCATTGTTACCAATTTATTCGTTAGTACACAATACGTTGATCTTGCTAATATTAATGGTGGTATTGCCACTAGTTTTAATATTACTAATGCTTATGTAGCTTCTGGGATTATAACTAATCTCTACACTACAACTTTATCAGCTAATACTGGTTATATTAATTCTGGTATCATAACAACTGCAGGAATCACAAGCGCTAGAGTAGATAATTTCTTTGCAACTTCTGGTATTGTAACTACTGCAGGAATTTCTGTAGGATATATTGATAATTTATATCTCGCTAGCGGTATTGTAACCACTGTAGGAATCACAAGCGCTAGAGTAGATAATTTCTTTGCAACTTCTGGTATCGTAACCACTGCAGGAATAACAAGCGCTAGAGTAGATAACTTCTTTGCATTATCAGGTATTGTAACAACTTTAAATGTACAAACATCTAATTTAAGTGATGCGAATATTAATTCAGGTATCATAACAACTGCAGGAATCACAAGCGCTAGAGTAGATAATTTCTTTGCAACTTCTGGTATCGTAACCACTGCAGGAATTTCTAGTGCAAGAGTAGATAACTTATTTGCAACTTCTGGTATCGTAACAAGCTTAGTAGTTACCCAAGAAAATGTTGATTTATTATCGATTAATAATTTATTCTTTGCACAATCAGGAATTGTAACCACTGCAGGAATCACAAGCGCTAGAGTAGATAATTTCTTTGCAACTTCTGGTATCGTAACCACTGCAGGAATAACAAGCGCTAGAGTAGATAATTTCTTTGCAACTTCTGGTATTGTAACCACTGCAGGAATTTCTAGTGCAAGAGTAGATGATTTCTTTGCAACTTCTGGTATTGTAACAACTGCGGGGATTTCTGTCGGATATATCGATAATTTATATCTCGCCAGCGGTATCGTAACAACTGCTGCTATAAACACTTTATCTGTTACAAGCGGTATTGTTACAAATTTAAGTGTGAGTAACGCAACTGTTATTTCTGCTATTGCATCAACTGTAGGAATCACAAGCGCTAGAGTAGATAATTTCTTTGCAACTTCTGGTATCGTAACCACTGCAGGAATTTCTAGTGCAAGAGTAGATGATTTCTTTGCAACTTCTGGTATTGTAACTACTGCAGGAATTTCTAGTGCAAGAGTAGATAACTTATATGTTGCGAGCGGTATTGTAACAACTGTAGGAATCACAACTGCAGGAATTTCTAGTGCAAGAGTAGATGATTTCTTTGCTACAAGTGGTATCGTAACTACTGCAGGGATTTCTTTCGGATATATTGATAACTTATATGTTACGAGCGGTATTGTAACCACTGCAGGAATTTCTAGTGCAAGAGTAGATGATTTCTTTGCTACAAGTGGTATCGTAACTACTGCAGGAATTTCTAGTGCAAGATTAGATGTTGCATATATTTCTTCTGGTATTGCTACCGATTTAAATATAGAAACGTCTAATACTAATCTTTCTAGAGTTAATAGTGGATTCGCAACATACTTTGATGTAACTGGAGTGGGAACTGTTCAGACATTGAACAGTCAAGTTGGAGTTATTACTTATCTAACTGTATCAGAAATAAATGTTAATGGTTTTGTTACTTTTGGAAATATATCAATCGGAGCTGCAGGTACAGATTTTGTTGTTGATGGTGATGCAAGAATTACAGGTATTCTTTCGGTTGGTACAGGAACTGTAACTATTGTTGGGCCAGATTCTTCAATTATTGGTCTACAGAGTTTAAGATCTTCTGCTGGATTTGTTACAAGTCTTTCTGGAACTAATATTAATTATTCTGGAGTTTCTACATTTAATAATGTAGGTGTAAGTACATTATCCTTAGTCGGTTTTAATACTTTAGGCAATCAAGATAAAACTGTAAAGATTCAGCTTTCTAATTCTGGTATTTCTTCAAATTATACATTAACTTTACCTCCTAGAATAGGTAGTGCTGGACAACTTTTAGGTTTACTCCCAGACGGCACATTGGGATTTACAACCAATGGTGCTGGATTATTTGAAAGTAGATATTATGTTTCTGCTGCAAATGGTAATGATGCTTTTGATGGTAAAGCTCTTCCAGTCAAAACAATTAGGAGGGCAGCTCAGTTAGCTTCGTTTGATAGTTTCCAAATTCCTGGTCAAAGATTTCTGGATGCTGGGGATTTATTAGAGGCAAATAACAACTTCATTAAGGAAGAAGCGATTGCCTATGTTAAGTTTAATTTTGAAAATATTGGAATTGCTACAATATTCCCAGATTTTAACGAAAATACTTGGAAAGCTGGAATCGGTTCGGTTGTAGAGGCTCTTACGTATGATATTAGATTTGGCGGAAACTCTAAGTCTAGGAATATTGGATCTGTACTTAAGGATTCTGGAACATATACTGGAGAAGAAGTTCCACTTATTTTTGCGATAGATTATGTTAAATTTATTGGACAATATGTAATTAATAATCAGTCACCACCTACACTATATCAGACTAGTGTAAATCAAACATTTGATTTTACCATTAAACCGGATCCAGAAAATTCAAATGCTAATTATTTCCATACATCTAAAGATGCTAGAAATCTTATTGTAGGAAATAGACAGGAGATCATTGATAAATCTCTTGCTTCTGTTGCAGTCGGAGTGGGATCAACATTCTTCTTCCCTGGAGATGCTGAAACTACTACAAGATCAAGATATTATTATGCTCATAAATTAATTGAAATCAACAAACAAGAAATTGTTGATAAATCAATAGCTTCTCTTGCTGTTGGATTCCCTACCGGATTCTATGTACCAGGTCCCGGTGTTGTTGCTACAACTAAAGATTCTAGATACTATCGTGCATATCAATTAATACAAATCAATAAGAGTGAAATCGTTTCTACTGCATTAACGGCTATTAATACCCAGTATCCTAATCTTTGGTCTTCTGGAATATCCTCAGCTAAATGTCAGAGAGATCTTGGATACTTTGTTGATGCCGTTTCAACAGACGTATTTACCGGTGGTAATAACTATGCAAGAACATTTGCTGCGTTTTACTTTGATAATGTTGGAACAGCTATATCAACCGGTCTTGTTGGAGAAGAACAACAATCAATTTACGGATTCCAACAAGCTGGAATCCAAATGCGAAGAGCTATTACGAACCAGCTCAGCAATAAAAATTTAAATGCTACTCCTGGGCCAACAGTCTTTGCAGGAGGTGGTGGAAATGTAGGAATTTCTAGTACTGCAGCATGTACTGATGTACAAAATAATATTACTTCTCTTGTTGGAGTCGTCACTGCTGTAGTTGGTGCTGGAAATACTAGTGGACTTCCTACACTAAATCTTGGAAACTTTAATCT